CGGCAGCTGCTGCGCCTTCTGCGATATAATCTCTTCTGTGATAAGGTGCCCGAACATGCCGTTCGCGTAAACCGTCTTGTGGTTTTTCGCCGCATCAATTAATTTTTGTGTGAACTCATTACTCGTTATCATTTTTTTCTTCTCCGCCTTTCGTAATCTGTTTATAGATCTGATTTGCATACACGCTTGCTCCAGCCGTAAGAATGCCCTGCGTCAGAGCCACGAACACGGCCATTACAGCGTCTTTCCCGCCGGACATATCCGTTGTCGCAAAGATGTACAGCCCCGCCAACACGACGCCAGCAGCGCCCAACACGATCGGGATCCAGCGATCGTTCAGATTCGATTTTTTGATCGCCACGCCCACCAGATACAACACTGGAATCAACACCAGCAACTCCGGCTTGATGAAATCCTCGAAATTCATTTGTGATCATCCTTTCTTTAAAAAATTATTGCAAAAACGGCGCCTAATACGGCGCCGATAATGCCTGTTATGACGCACCCGATAATCAGGCGTTTGTAATACTTGTAGTCCTCCCCTGGCGACTGCTCCAGGCGCTCCAGACGCTCTCCCTGGTGCTGCTGCTCTCGGAGCATACTCTCCATGTTGATCGCCAACCGGTCCACCGACCGAACCAATGCGGCAAGCCCTTCCTGTGACCGCTCGCAGTCATCCATGCGGTGCTTCAGGCTGCCAATCTCTTTGTGATATTCTGTAATTTTGATGATAATCTCTTCCTGCGTCATTGTGATTCCTCCGCGATGCACCCGTAAAGGCACAGCAAATCCTCTACGGATAGGGAAAAATGCTCCAATTCTTCCACTGAGAACTGTACACTTTTATCGACCTCCATATCTGTCAATTCGTTGATTTTCTCTGCGTATTCATCCTCGGTTCCTTCCCGAAGCTTGCCGTCTGTCCAATACTGCGTTTCCAATTCATGTAGTGCTTTCCCGCAAAATGACGCCTCTGCATCTGTATCAATCAGAAATTTTGTGATTTTGTACTTGGTCTGTATTGATACCCCGTCCGTTACATCTTTGTGCTTAATCAGCACAGCTCTGATTTTCATTAATTCTCCCAATTTCATCGTTCACGCAATCCTTTCCTGTAGTTTTTTTATTTCCGCATCCATCTGCTGAATTTTTGCGCAGCACAGCGCAATTAATTCATCGTACCGCAGCGCCCAGCGATCGTTTTCGCCGTCGTACGCTACCGCCGCAAAATTTTCTGCTGGGATCCCGCAATTGTCCATTGCTTGCAGGATATCCTGCACGACGAATCCCGTGTGTCGTCTCCCAGATCTTCCGTTGCGATACAGAAAACTCTTAGGCTGCAGCTCGTCGAATAGCTGCAAGTAACAATCCTCCAGCGGATTGATCTCTTCTTTTGAGTTCGCGTCAGACGTTACAAGGCCTCCGGAATCGTTGTACCAGGTGCCCTCCAGATGCCCGCTGCTCTGTGTGACATATAGTCCTTGCGAGATGTATGCAATGTCGCCGATCCATTCCCAATTGGCGGCAATGCCGACGCCACCCAAAAACGACTGGATCCAGCTTTTCGCGTAGGCACACTTCTCGTTGTACGTGATGGTCAGATAATTGTTATTGCTGACCTGCAGGTAGAACTTTCCGTTGTCCAGGATCGCAGCGTCGCCTGTTGTGGTGTTTTTCGATTCAACCATATTCTGAATTCTAACATATTTGTTGCCGCTTTCTTGCAGGATGGATCCTCCAATAATTTCGCTTGCAGATACCGTTCCCTCGAAATACCCGTTGATCGCACGCAAGTATCCGGCAGAAGTGACGTAGAAGGTTCCGCTTCCCAGCCCAATTCCGTCGGTTCCCAGGTATACGCCGGAATTGCTGTCGTTGTACGCGGATTTTCCGATCGCAATATAGCTCTTTGCCGCACCTCGCGCCACTGTGAACCCGCCGATCTGCATTACTTGGTCATACGTGCTTGCATATAACAAAGTGTATCCCAATGCATTAGTAACACTTATGGCTCCGGTGACAACGCTCCCCGCCGTGATGGCGTCTGCAATCGTCTGGCCATTGAGATAGATTTTGTCCGCATGGATCTGTACTGTACTTCCGGATGCATTGATCGCCGCTACAATTCCGGCAGAATTCACCGAGTAAGATCCGCTGGACGATGTTTTTACGACCAGCTCAAAACGGTCGTCAATGGATTCAACGAAGCTTGTTTCAAGCTTTTCGGTTGTGACGCAGCCGGCGGACAGCATATCTGTGCTGATCTTATACGCTGACAGCATGTTCAGCACGGCGTTTCCGTCCTTGGTGATTCCGTACTGCCAGACCGTGTCTTCGCCATCCCATGCGTCCGTCCATGCAAAGCCTCCGGCGCGATACGTATATATAATGTTGCTGTTATCCAATGTGCTGCCGTTGTGGTAGTAATAGATCGTGGATCCGTCCGCCTGTTCGACGCCAGTACGGTACAAGCCAAGCGAATTGCTGATCACCTCATTCATTTCCAGAACAGCCTGCTGTCGGGATTCCAATTGCTTGTTGGTCTCCTGCTCCATTGCTTCCAGGATTGCTTGCTCTCGTTTCGTGAGCGGGTTGGCCGATGCATATCCCGCATTCGTATTCGTCTGGCCTTTGGCTGCAATGGACGTGCGGCCATTAAGCTTATACGTGTAATGCGTGATAATTGTATCATGTGACACGCTGTCCTTATCGACGTAGGTGATCTTGTCGAGCGGATACAAGTGCGGCATGCTTCTGGTCGTGCAGCTGTATGCGCGATAGGTAAGCCCGCCGATGCTGTTGTACAGCGAGGCCGCAAGAGTCTGAAAATCGTGCTGGATGAGCTGATTCCCCGTGATATTCAGTGCATACGCGTCTGTTCCGGACAGATATTCATTTTTTTCGGCGTCCGTAATCTGCACGCCGGTGATTTCAATATCGTTTTCATACAGGTCCGACGTATAACGGACGGCCGAGCTAATTTTGGTGGGCGTGGCATGATACCATTCCATCCGCAGTTTTCCGTCCCAGTCGATGTATGCGCATGTGCCGGTAATTTCGCCGATCCATTGGATGATCCTGCGGTATGTCAGATCCTCTTCGTCCGGCGCGCTGTTAATGACATAATCATAATTCAGCAGCGTATTGACCTGTGTATACAGAGGGACATTGCAGATCTCGCAGCAGTCTTCCAGCAGTGCTCCTACCGTAAGCGGAAATGAAATCGAGGCCGGATCGAACGCCTTGTCGAAGCTGACCATCCGGTCCAGCGCTGACAGAGATATGGTATTCAATTTTCGCGGCGGCTCGTCAACGGTGAAATACCCGCAGGGCACGTATTCCCGTCTGATATGCACCCAATGGCTGTCCCCAAGACGCAGTTCTCCGCTCTTGAGCTGATTCCACGTGAAATTTTCCAGCGTGGCCCATTGGAATTGAGATATCCAATCCCACGATGCGGGAGCCGTGTATTCAACCCCTACGCGGACGAACAGCTCCGCCCCCTCGAAGGTCACATCATCGAATTTTCCGTCGCGATTGTCCAGCTTAAGCTTCATTTCAGCGGCAACTGCAGAGCCCAGCTCGATAGTTTTCCCGGACATGCAATACCGATCGATCGTAAGGCTGTTCTGGAAGACGTCATGCTCTGTCAGATGCAGCGTTTCGTTCCCGGTCTGCATGGTAATATCAACGATCTGGCGGGGCTGCTGCATGTATAGATTGTAGAGATATTCGCTGATTGGATACATCACACACCCGACCTTTCTATGAGGTTGAAGGCTACGTTCTGCCAGCGCCCGTCTCGCGCGTTATACAGCGGCGCGGACCGGTTCCCCACATAGAATTCCGATGTAACGTAGCCTCCCTGCATGGCGTCCAGATAGCACACCTCGATGTATTCCGGGTTGAACGCCTGCAAAACGGCAGCGGCCTCAGCTGATGTGAGACCGTTCCACGCAAGATCCAATTTCACAACCTGTCCAAGCCGCATCTTGTCCATGACCGTGTCTTCTGTCCGTCCGGCGTCAGAGGCAGATACGTCCTCCAGCGCCCACTTGAAGAGCGACGGGCATTTCACCGCAGCGCCGTCTACGCTGCGGATCGGGTTATATTCATTCGCCATAGTTTCACCTCAGTCCCCCAGCGGCAGGATCGTTCTGCCGTCCCGGCGGGTCCGCCGTTCTGCTGCCGATATGATCTGCTCCGCCTTAATATTTCCGTCTGTATCGACGACCTGAATTGTCCAGTTGCCGCCGTCCATGCCTCCAGCCGTTTGCAGCGCTTCAAGGACAGCCTGCTTGATCCCTTCGAGGATCTGCAGGTTATTGGCTACAGCTGTGCGGCCGTTGCTGAATCGTCCGACGAGCTCCTGCGAATTCGCGTAGAACAGGCCGTCTTCGGGGAAGCCGCCGGTGGCGTAGCCAGAAAGAGCCCCAGTAGCGAAGCCGGAGGTATAGTCGGCGACGCCAAGAATATTCTGAAGCGTTTCACTGATCACTTCGTCCATATTTTTTATCTCTGTATCGACTATATTACTGTCATAATTGACATGTATTTTTATGTGCTCTTTGATGGCTTGCTCCGCTGCAGATGTCAGCCATGTATCAGCAGATATTTTTGCAGCATCCAGATAATTTTGTATAGCGTCTTCTATCGATTGTAGAGTTTCATCTTTAACGTCACGCAGACCGGTTAGTCTGTATGCGGCGTCGTTTTTATACCATCGTTTCTGCGCCCAATTCATGTTGTTGTATTCTCGCTGCAAATCTTCTGAGATACTGGACAGATTGCGCAGTGCCGCCGCCTGGATCATGTCCGTAACGGCCTTGACGTCGTCCTGCAATTTCGAGTATGACGCATCGTATGACGCTTCTAATTCCTCTTTGGCGGCAGAAAATGTCTGCGCGAAATAGTCGTGCTGGCTCTGTGTGATGTCACCGCTTGCGAGCAGACTTGCATTCTGCGCTTCCAGTGACTTGATATCCGCGACAGCATTTTCGTATGCATCTGTCATGCTTTTCCTGTATGCATCCGTTTTGCTGGCCAGATCATTCAATATTCTCTGTGCGTCTTCAACGGATTCCACGCTGAGCCCCTCTTTTGCGTCCGCCACAAAATCATCGAACGAGCTTTCTTCTCGTGTCACAGTGAGGCTTAGATTGGTAAGTCTATCAATTGCATCATTCAATTCCTTCCGTTCCTCTTCATTAAGACCTTCGTCTGCTGATTTGTCAAGAAGAACACTAATTTTGGAGCGATATTTTCCCGTGACCTCCCCAAATAGTGCCTGGAACTCCAAAAATTTCGTCTGCATAGCCGATAGCTCGCTGTTAAAATCCTCACGTGCGAGTGAAACAAAATGGTTAAATGTGTCAAAAATATTGTCTACGCGCGTATCTACGATCTTCTGCATGCCCTCCACCATAGCATCCAGATCCTTTTCCATAGCTGCCGTCTCTTCTTCTGTGACTGATCCGGATTCCATAATTTTGTCGAGGTAGGGCTGCAGGTTTTGGCTTGACTCTCCGATGAGATCTGTAGACTCCTCTATGATTTTCCTGGACTCTTCTGTTTTAGCCCCAAGCGTTTCCGCTTCTTGCCAAGCACCGACAAACGCTTCTGCCAAGTCAGACAGAACCAGTCCCGTATCTTGAATGAATGCGTTGTTTGCGAGTTCACTGCGCATGTCGTCAAATTCTTTTATGACTCCGTAGATCGCACCGCCTACAAACGAAAGCCCGCCGGCAAGCGCGCCCAGCGGTCCGCCAATCGCCAAGCCCGCAGCGACCGATCCAGCTGTTCCCGTCACCAGCGACCACGCCATCGTTCCGAGCGAATAGCTGTCTCCGCTGAGAATTTTGGCCAGTTCTTTACCTGCCGTTTGGGTAGACTCAAAACCTACGACTACTCCACCAACGCCGAGCAGTCCTTTGGAAATTTTGCTCATTGGGGTAGACATCTTGCCCAGAGATTTCGTCAGATTTGATATGCCATTGACTGCTTTTATCCCGATTATTGGGATGAGCGCTCCGGAAAGATTGCCAACCGCCTCAAAGATTCTGTCAATCGTCTCTCTTGCGTTATTAAGCGCGTTTGTGTCAAAGATGCTGTCCGTCTCCAAATCGTCCCCCAGCGTTGGGATATCAAAGCTCAGATCCTCCCCCGTCAGTCCCATCTGATCTGCAAGAGATTCAGATCCGGCGCTTAACTTGTTAATCTCGTCGAAGCCTGTCAGGGATTTTTTTAGTTTTTTGTCTGTTTCCTCAATTGCATCGCCCAGCTCATTTTCGCTTTCGGTTGCCTGTGATATGGACGAGTAATCCGCTCCGCCAAGGCTGCTCGACACCGCATTGGCCGCCTTTTCGACGCCGAACAACGCGCCTATGATCTCGGTCAGCTTCTGCGCAAGCGCAATCATGTACGGCATAACCTCTTGCAGTACCGGCAGAAGCCCCATGCCGAGCTCGATTCTGGTCTGTTCAAGCTGCGCCTGAAAGATTCTTAACTGGTTCGCGGGGCTTTCAATCGTCCTCGCAAGGTCGCCCTGCGCGGTGCTGGTCTGGTCGAGAATTGCATAATACCTCGCAAGAACCTTCTGCTGTTGCGTAAGTTCTTCTCCGGTCTCTGCGAGACCGTTCTGATATGCGTACTGGCTGACTGTGTTCTCATCCACCAGGATGCCCAGCGCCTTGAGCGGTTCTGTTTCGCCGGTAATACCGGCACGAAGCTTCACGAACGCCTCTTCCGTATCCATGTTGTAGAATGACGCCATGTCCTGCGCAAGCAGCACAAGACTGGTAGACAGATCGTACGCCGTATCCCCAGCAATGCCCATGGATTTCGTCATGTTGTACATGACTCCGACATTCTGCCGCAGCTCGTAGGCGTTCAGCCCCAGCGACTCGGAGAGCTGCTCAGACCATTCCCTGGCCGCGCCTGCCATGCTTCCCATGGACGTTTCGAACAGCGATTCTGACTCTACGACATCCATTGCCATCTGCACAGAGGACTTTCCGATGTCGATCAGCTTCTTGCCGATGTATGCGGTCCCAAGTCCTGCGAAGAGAGATTTCAACCCCCCGAAAGAGCTCTGGAGACTCGTTCCGGCCTTGTTCAATTTCTCAAGTTCCTCCCGCGTCTCTTTCGAACCGAGCTCCAGTTGTCCCAACGACTCCCGGGCGGCATCCATCTGCTTTCTCAGATCATCGACATCAGCCTTGAGCTGCACTTGTAAGGTTTCTATTGTTGTGGTTCCCATTTTCATCACTCCAGGGCATGAAAAAAGCACCCCGAAGGATGCTGTGTTATTATAAGTTCTTTTTTGTTATTCGTCGGGTTGATTTTCAACATGTAAAAGGTTTTTATCTTCCCCGACAGCAAAAATAATGATACTTCCGATAAATACGGCTAGACAAACGACTAATCCTATATTCGCCAGTTTAAGATATTGCTTTCTAGAAAACACAGCGATCCGCATAATTATAAATGCGACTATTCCAACAAGTCCAATAATTATGAAAATTTCTGCTAATCCCATGTTGTTATCCTCTCGAAAAAATGTTGCTGTAATGGCTGCAACAAGGATTATGCCAATAAAACCACACAATACTTTTACGATTGACGGAATCCCATTCTTTTTCTTCGGTTCTGTCCCGCCCCCGTTATCTCTATTGTCCATGTACATCCCCCATTTATTTTTTCAGCTTACATTCTCCCAAAACAAGCTATTTCTTATTCATTTTCCGCAATTCGTTTCGGATTTGCGATAGCAGCACAAGCCCGCGACCAATCCCGTAAAAAAGTATCATGCTGAGCGGCTGTCCTATAAGCATCGTGAGATAGATAGTTCCAGTGATTGCATCATTAATAAAAAGGAGCAACCCGAGAATTGCCAGTATTATCCATAAAATCCTCCAAATATCAACAAATGTTAATATGGCGTGCCCATATTCTTTGCTATCGTCATCACTTTTATTGATCTTAACCTCGTATTGGGGTATAGGCTCTCCCTCCTTGTGAATGATTATGTTTTCACGAGGTGATTCGTCATCACTTTTTCCTTCTTGATTTTTGTGTTTTTCTCTCCGTTTCAAAAGTATAGCGGTAAGTACGCTCCCCAATATAACAACCAAAGTCACTATTAGCATAACCCATAGCACAATATTACTTTCGCCCATGTAAATCCCTCCGCTTGATTTTTTACGCCAGCTGTGGTAACATACTGGCAACAGGCGGCTTGCTCGGTGGTGCGAGCGGTCGTCCTCATATCTGATTTTGAGTCAGGAAGAAGCCGCTTCGCTTAAGGAGCGGTTATTTCTTTTTGTGCATCAAACACAATCCGATGATACCAACGACCAATGCACAAAACTGGAATAATTCTGTGTATGTAACCATGGCATCACCTCCTCTCGGAGGAACAACCTGCCGCCTGTCTTTTGGGATTATAACATAATATACAACATATGTTAATATTTATCTACATAATTTTTACAATAGTTACGCGCCCATGCTTCCATATCATGATCCGCCATCCGTTTTGGTGTCGTATTAGACAGGTAAGGCCTTGACGGATATTTTTTGGGGGCATTCACGGCGAACGAATTGTATTTTCCGGCAATCCACAGCAGTGTATCAAGCGTTTCGGTATGCAGCTTATACTGTTTTTCCTCCCGCTTGTTGTATGCGGTTATGGCGGCGCTGACCTCTCTGGGCGTCATACCCCAATACCGAGAGCTGTCAACGCCGCATTCGACCGCGACAGCGTGCAATTCAGTGTAGCTTTGCCTCAAGGACTTGGCTATTCGCTCTTTTCCTGTGCCGCTGCCTTCTTGCCGCTCTTGCTCCCAACCGTACGAAAAAAACCGGCCGCCTGCAATGCCTCCGTAAGCAGCTTAAGCAGATCGCCGAGTTCATGCCCATCTTGGAGATATGCGTCCAGGATGTCGCCGACCTGTTCGACGGTCAATTTTTGCTTTGCGAGCATCCCCGACCACAAGAGGCCCCTCAAATAGTAGAAGCTCTTGCGGTTTGCGAGAGCTTCCGAGACGCCAATGTCATATTTTCCTTCAAATTCGCACAGAGCGTTGAACGAATATCGCAGCTCGTACAGTTTTCCTCCGGCTTCAAACGTCGTAACCATTACGCACTTGCACCGTCCTCGTCATATACCGGCTGTCCGGTCACACGGATCGATGCGCTAAATCCGATTGCACCGTCAACCTCTTCCGGTCCAATTTTGTAGGATTTTACGAAGCACGGCACAGTCATCGTCGCGCCGGTCGGGAACGTAATAATTCCTGTGCGGTTTTCGCCGGAGTCAAACAGCTCGATAATTTTATCGTGATTTTTCCCGGCGACAAAATATCCCGAAAGTGCGATTTCTCCCGCATCCTTGAAGCCGGAGATATATTCGCGATATCCGCCGGTGCTGTCCAGCGTCGTCACATCAATTTCGTCCGCATCCGCTCCTACCTCGCCGATGCTGGTCAGATTGCCAATTGTTATATTGGCCTGCTCCGAACCGGTTTTTTCAAACGAAAACGTGGTTCCTAATCCTCTCTGTCCTGCCATTTTGATCTTCTTCCTTTCTTATTGATAGATTCGTTCCGTGTCCGGCTGCACAAGGCCTCCGAACCGCATTGTTTTGTGGTGAATTCCGTTGTCATACAGATCCGCCGCAAATTCACGCTTTAGGCCGATTTCACGCAGCTTGTCGTTCACCTGAGATGCTATCCTCAGACAGTCCTCCGGCGTTTTCGCCCAGATATCTATCTGATAGGCGACCTCAGTCAGATATTCATGCCCGTTATCAACACGTGCATACTCCTGATTCTGCTGCTCGTAGAATGTGACTGCCGGCAGCTCCGTCCACGACTGGGGATAGAAAAACGATACCTGCTTTGCGTCAGATACCGTCTTCAAGATCCCGTAGATTTGCTCAGATAGACTAATCATCTTGCTTCACCGCCTTAATGATCTCTCTTTTCACGGTGCTACTGATAACGTCCATTACCTTGTCCTTATTAGCTACCAGCGCCGGATAGAGATAGGGCTGAGGTGCCATGCCCTTCCAATCCGGCTTATAGTGCAGTTCCAGCCCGTCGGGCAGCTCTTTTGGTGCCGCCTCCCCTCTCTGGCCAGTGCCGAACTCTACATATGCAGCATAGGCTTCGTTCGTGTAGACATCACCCGTAACAATATTTTCTTTGAGCTTCGTACGCGTGCGTATGCTGTTTCGCAGAGCTCCGGTATCCTCCGGGCATAGATCCTTGGCACTGCCTTGTATTAATTTCGTGCCTTTCTTCACGCCCTTTTTCATAATCGGAGCAGCCTGGGTTCCTGCCGCGTCCAGCTTGGCCAGCAGCCTATCCAGATTTTTGATGGTACTCACATAGCCTCACTCCCTTACCGCATAATACGCACAGTAGCTGTCATATTTCGGCGTTTCCGTGACTCTGTACAGGTTATGCCCGAACTCTACATAATCGCCCTTCTGGATGCACAGCGGAGCCGAAGCGGTGATGCGGAGATCGGTGCCGATGCGCAGGCCGTATTCTTCGGCGATTATCCTGTCGGATACATACTGCACGTTCGCCGTGTATGCCCGTCGTGTCTCAGGATCCGGCTCTGTCACGATGGATCCCAGGCTTCCAACAACGTTTTTTGCGCACATATGGTAGAACCTCTTGTCCTGAAATACGCGTTTTTGCGCCTGCTTGAAACTGTTTGGGATCCTCATAGCCACGCCCTCCTGTACAGGATCAGCGTTCCATAGTATCTCCCGATTACGTCATCCAGCCCGGCGGCTTTTGCCGCTTCGCTTACGCTTTCCGCGCCCGAGCGATACGACACAGTCTGCCCGTTGTCGCTTATGGAGGCGATTTCCGGCATCTCTGCCGCCGCTGTGGTGTCTCCGGATGCGTAATCAGGATACTTCCGCATGAAATACGACACAGACGCGTTGCATAGGATCTCGTCGAGCTCTTCCGGCCAATCTCTGCGGCGTAGAAAGCGGAGCATGACGGCCCGCGTGGAGTTGATGATCCGATTAATCTGATCCGAAAATTGATTGACAACCGGTAAGCCCAGATCGCTCACAACCATATCATAGACCGTCATACACTTCCTCCTTATCCGACGAGCTTAACAATCATATTAGTGTCAAGCTCCTTGATACCGTATAGTACGTCAAACGACACCGTATCGGTTTTAGTTTCCTGGTTGTACCCGAATACTACCCGGACAGCCAGGCCGTTTGCGGACGCCACAGACGCTTTGGCGGCGCCCATCGGCAGCTCAAGCTGACGGGTTACCAGCGCAATGCCGTTTCGGTGGAAGCCGAGCGAATGCGTTGTACGAACAGGGTATACGTCAACAGCACTGGCAGCCTTGTGAATCGGCTGATCGATCGCAACAGATTCCACGGCTCCGGAAGCTGCAGTGGCATCGGCCGTGAAGCGGTACAGATAGCCCTCGTAGATGAATCCATCGCCCTTTTTGATCGTTCCGGTCGCCGCTGTAACGCCGGAAAGCGCAACCGTCGTCGCACCGGCCGTCGCTGTGATCTTATATGCCGTAGCAGTGCCGGCCGTTTCAGCCAGCGTATCCGGCGCGTTCTGGGACATGTAAGTATCCATCGTATAGATCTGACCGATTTCCGCATTGCGGAGCGCCTGACCGTCGCCGCTGTAAGCCACCTTGGACAGGTTGTCAAGCGTTACATAGCGATATTTGTGCGTCGGGTTGAGTACCAGACGTCTGTTCTGCACCGGTACAGCATTCAGATCCAGGATCTTGGCGATGTTTCCGAGGGGCTTGAGATCCGTATCGGATGCGGAGCTCGCAACCGTCTTTCCCGCTTTTTCCACGCCCAGCGCCAGAACGTCGCTGTCTACTGCCTGCGCGATCGCCTGCATGGCCGGAGTGACCACCTGCACGCTGAAATCGCGGATATCAAGCGTCAGTTCCTTGGACGTAACGTCCACAGAGACATCGCGCCACCGGTCAAGCTTGACGGTCGTGCTGCCCTCTTCTACGTCCTGGCGGCTGATCTGCCCGGTGAAATTTTTAGCGATAAATTTTGCCGGCTTGCGGATTGTAATGGTGTCGCCTACCTTCGCAAATTCGGGAGAGTAGTCCCGATGTACCAGCCCCGCCATTACCAGGTTATTTTCCAATACCATCAGCGCTTCCTTGGCGATGATATCAGGGGTTAAAAATGTGTTTGGCATAAGTTTGTTCGTCCTTTCTTTTTAATTTTTTTCCCGCCACGCCTTGTATTCGGCGTAGCTCATTTCTTCGGGGGTTTTTCCTCCGGATCCCGAAGCTCCGGCCGGGGGCGTCCCCTCCGGTCTGGTCTCAATCTGATCGAAAAGATACGGCGCAGATGTTTTGACCGCACCCAGATTCAGACCGTCAATGCTGCCGTCGTCTTTCAGCTTCAGCTGATCGCGGTTCGGAATCAGAGATTTTATCGCAGTCGTGTTTTTGCCTTTTTCGGCCAGAATCGCCGCATCCAGGGCCGTGTCTAGCCTGATTGCTGCAATCTGCTTTTCGTAGGCGTCTTTTGCTGTGGCGTTCTCGGTTTTGAGCCGCTCAACCTCCGCCTGCAAGCCCGCTGCGTCCACCTTGGACAGATCTGCAATCTGCTTGTCGCGGTCTTTTACGGCCTGCTCTGCCGCCTGACGGAGCCGCTGCTCTTCCTCCAGCTTCGCCTTGCCGGCTTCGATATCCTTGCCGTTCTCTGCCATGATCTTATCGATCGCATCCTTCTCCAGCCCTAAGCCTTCCAAAAACTCTCTTTTCATTGGGTTCTCCTTTCGATACGCTTTTTACGGGGTTGCTTCCCGCTCTATCCGTAGTTTTACGACTTCGGATCGGTCATTTTTTGTATCAAAAAAAGCACCCTGTTCAGGATGCTCTTTCATCAATAGGATTTGGTTTTACACCTTGATACCTTCTGTCTCAAGCTGCTTTTGCTTTATCATATAATCATCATAAGCCTTTTTTGCCGATTTCGGCGCATCATCTCTGATACCTTTCCAACCGTCGTCATCAATAATAAGATAGTCAAAAAACATTTTCACTTCTTCAAAATTTTCCATATTAATTAAGCCTCTCTTTCAATATCTTCCACACTTCTTTCGAAAGTACAGAAGCATTTTTACACCCCTTTGGAAAAATTTCGAGCACTTACTCAAACAGAAACGAATATTCTTCTTGAATTGCTCTTAACTTTTTGGCAAACTCCCTATCTATCAGGCTATTTGGTCCATCTAACCCGCGCTGTAATGGCACAGATTTTGATTTATCATAATATTCAGCTCTGAGTTTAGAGCATTTTTCTTCGTATTCCGCATATTGGGGATGATTTTTATTGACCATCTTTTAATATCCTCCTGTACTCAAACTTTAGCTGTTTACTAAGAGCTTCGACTGTTTTATGATACCCATCCTCATCTATATCAAGCTCACCTGTAATCGCTAAGCCATACACGTCATTATAGTATATACTCTCAAACTTTTCGAGAACTTCATCATATTTTACTTTCTGTGTTTCTTTAATGCGACGCATATAATACTTGTACTTATAATCTGATGCATATGATAATTCTGCCTCGCTGTCCAAAAACGATGCCACATCATAACGGCTGAACGAAAAAAATGTTTGATCGGCCGGATGATTATGATACATATAGGCTCCCTTCAGCGTAGTGCCGTTCTCCATTGTCTCAATTTGCTCCGGATGTACCGAGCCTGCAAGTCCTTGCGTCTCCCACACGCCTCCATCACGTGTGATTGCCATACAGACCTCATAATCATACGAACTGTATTTATGTTCCGCGTCCTCAAGTATTTTTGTAATGCTGTCCTTGTCTTGAAAGTCGATTTTACCAACCCTCTCTGGTTTTCCACCTAACGCATTATTGCTATTTTTTGCGGCAAGCCCGTCTTTTTTCTTATCAACAAACCTTTTCTTCCATTCCTCATACGTCATGTCCGCTGGCACAAAGATATCTCTGCCCGTTTCCGGATCCACCGCCCTGCGCTGCATGCCCTGCATGATCTCTGCATCAAATACGGCAATCGTAGTGCTGCGGCAGTTGGGATGCATCGGCGGGCAATTAACGTTTGGTTGCTGCTTGTCAACAGGAAATTCCTTGCCGTCTAAGCTGGCGCAGATCTCTGAAGTCCTCATATCCAGCGTCGCCACAAATCGGTACTTTTCAATCTCACATTCCTTGTAGCTCTCCATTTCTGCCTGGTTGGCGACGTAACAGCTCTCCGTGCGCACCAGACGGCGCGCCTGCATCGCCCCGACGCCCATTTTTTCTATGATCACGGCTGACATGTCGTGCTGCGATTTGCCTGTCAGGACGCCGAGAAACAGCTCGTTTTTAATCAGCTCCGCCACGGTCTGCGTGTTACTCCAGATGCGAGAGGAATACGACGCTCCGCTCCAGTTATTGCGAAGAATCTCATTGACGCCCTGCTCTGAGATCCGTGTAAACCCAAAACCATAGCCCGTGCTGCGCTGAATGTCATACATCGTGCGGTAGTAAGCATTCTGTGCCGTATTGATCAGATGCTCGTCAGCAGCCTTCGTCTCGATTTTGTACAGCTCGCGGCATTTGCGGTCCAGATCCTCCCTCAGCTGCTGCAGGCGCTCTATCCTTGCCCGATAAGCCGGCGCATTAAGCTGATTCAGCAGCACCTGTTTCATGTCTGGATCCTTGACGCGGTTGTACGCCTTTTTTAACGCGTCGTAATCGGTTGCATTTCCGACGTCGTTCAGGAGCCGTCTTGCTTCCGCTTCACTCAAGCCCCCTCCTTTTCGGTATGTATCATAGATTTTTTTCGTCTGCGCCTCCAGATATCCTGCCGCCTGCAAATACGCTTTTCCAACTTCATCGGCCACCCGGTCGGCCTCCTGAATGTATTCGTACATGCGCTGCTCGGCGCGGCGCTCCCAATATGCATCACTCTTCATTCGCGCCACCGCCAGAAGGCGTATTAACCGGGCTGCCGAACATGGCCTGCTGATCCTTTCTTGCCTCTTCCTTCTGCGCTTTCAGCTCTTTGAGCGCCTCGTTGACGTCGTCCACGTACGGATGGCGCTCCAAAAGCAGCTTATCCGGGACCAGATCGCGCGACGCCATGATTGCGTCGATTTTTTCGACGTCGTTGGTATGCTTGTTTTTGTGAACCGTCACCTTGACCAGATTGCTGTCATATGCTGTTCCGTTCCGGTCATTAATGTACTTCGTTATGAACCAGAAGAAATCATTCATTGCCAGCTGCAGCTTACGGATCAGCTGATCCGCTTTCTGGTCGAGAAGCTCGTATTTGAACTCCAGCGCAACGCCGGACGGAGCTGTACCGAAGGTCTCGTCGTCCACATCCATGCCCATGCCCAGATGGTAGATATCCTTGCGCAGCATCTTGAGCCAATCCAGGCGTTCTCCCACCGCAAGCGTTACCTGCTCCGCCTGAATCTTGCCGTTGGGATCCGTGATGCTTACAGCCTTATTGATCCGCAGCTTGGATTCAATCGCTCTGGCTGTTTCTCCGCCATAGCCCTGGATCATCCAATACAGCTCTACAAGATCGATCTGGTTGTTGGTGCTGCTGCTAGAAAGCAGATTGTATGCATCCTGCATCCCCTTGATCCGCGTCAGGTCGCTGGAGCAGCTGCTATTGTTCCGCAGCGCAACGAACGGAACTCTGCCCCAGCTCTGCGCCTCACGCCGCGTTGCGGAACCGTTGAGATAGGTCACATTCCAGAAATGCGGTGCCGGATTGCGCTTGATGTCCGGATCAAGAATGAAATTCCCCTCGTCATCTTCAGTGTAATACGTGACATCCTGCGGCGTCCACCACTCAACCCTCTTGCGCTCAGCCGTCTCCCCGCCAGGCTTAACGACGGAGAATGAGTAGAACCGGATCACCGCCTCAAGATTCTTCTGATACTGCGCGTCATAATACGCAATAACCTCTTGCGCCGGGATGATTGTGTAGCACAGCTTGCTGCTTTGGTCAATGTAAAAATGCAGGTACTCGACGCCCTTGTTGCTGGCCCCGGTAATATAGTCAATCATGGTGTCTGCGAAGGTTTCGTCAACGTACCTTGTGATTTCGTTTTCGTACGCCTTGAGATCACTGCTCTCCTCCGCGCCCTCAACCGTTACTGTGGGCGTTTTTCCGGCAATATAGCTGGCTTTCTGGTCTACGAGCAGCTGATGGTAATTATGGACGTTGTGGTGATTGGACTTGTTGTCGTTCACGACCAGGCTTTTTTTCTCACGGCCGTGGTCATCATCTTCGTATACCCACGAGGACGTGAAGTCCTCGCGCAGCACGTCGTGGTCACCGTCATAATACCGCTGTCCGATATTCATGTACTGCCGCTTGGCATCGTCTCCTGCGTCCTTGAGGATCGATTTTATGATGTCGGACATGTTCAGTTTTCCGTCGATTGCTATTCTCTGTTTTAGCAGCTCCATATTGCTGATCATACTGTTGTCACCTTACTCTTACATTGCGAATCACGTCCTCCAGTGCGTACCGTACAGCATCAATGCTGTGATTATTCGCATCCGGATAGCCGGTGATCACGTTTCCTTCCTTGTCCCGCGCGTATTCATACTCCAGGAATTCCCGTGTAGTTTCCGGGCATCGCCTGTTGTCGATCACGATTTCGTTGAGGGATTGCAGCCATTTCATGCCGTACTCCACCGAACCGGGGCCTTTGGCCGCTGGTCGGGCGAAGATTCCAGCCTCGCAATAGTCTCCAATGGATTTATTTTCCGCGCTGTCGCAGATCACCATCGTGTTTTTCCCGACTCCGCGCCGTTTTAGCGCCTCTGCCGTCTGCGCGTTACTCTGCTTGTTGCAGCGGTATTCATCGAATATTACCAGCCTCAGACGTGCCGCGTCGTAATACATGGCCACATACGCGAACGGATCCGGATACCAGCCCCAGTCGACGCCGCGATAGATCCTGTCGAACTGTGCGAGTTCCTCGTCTGAGATTTCTCGAACAAGCACGTTATCAAAAACGTTTCCGCCCACGCCGTTGGCCACGCCCAGATACTCGTTTTCGTACGCAGTCGGATTCGTTGCCTTCAAAAATTCGGCGTCGTCCAGGAACGGCTTCCCCAGCCATTTGGGGGGCACCGTCAGATAATTGCTCTCAGTGACCAGCCGGTCCTCCCTGGGGATCTTGATATATTGATTCGCCCAGTTGTTGGCAGATTTCGGCGGATTGAACGTTTTAAACTTAAAGGCCATATCTCCGCCGCGAATGACGGACTGCTCAATTTTGCGGACCGATTCCTCACCGGAAAACTGATCTAGTTCCTCAAACCACACAATTCCGATATAGCCGAACGGCACCTTGATCGACTTGATCTTCCCAGGATCATCCGCGCCCCTGAAATAGATCTTCTGTCCCGTGGACCTTCTGGTAATCTCCAACGGAGACACAGTGCAGTTGAATTCATCGTCCAGTCCCAGCGCGGAAATTGCCCACATAATCTGCTGATAGACCGATCCGCGCAGTGTGTCTGCCACTTGGCGCAGGACCACGGCATGCATCTGCTCGTAGTGCATCAGCAGGTCGATCACTTCCATCGACACGAACGAGGATTTTGTAGAACCGCGCCCCCCAGGAAACACGTACTCGGAATGCGTCCGTTCCTGAACATCAAAATGCACCGGCGCGAAGGTCGGTGCAATCATTAATGCGGGGATCCCGGCATATGAAATCGGCTCCGGCGTCGGCAGTTCAAGCTTCTTGCGTTCGAGCTCCAGACGCGCGTTGTCGTTCTTGATTTTGTGCTTCATCAGAATTTCTTCCTGAATGATGCTGCGCAGCTCCTTAATGCTGGCCACGTCGCCGGCCTTAGCGTTTTTGAGCAGCGCCGCCATAACGACAATCACATTGTTCACGGTCTCTTCGCCCAGATCCTTAACATCAATTCCAGCATCAGCAATCGTATTGTAATCCGCTGTTGCGCCGGCCGGGAGGCTCAGCAACATCTCCATAACTTGCCTCATACTCTTCCGCCTGCGCCTGGCTGCCGCAGACGCTTTTCCGGCGCGACTAACCGATTCGAATTGTTCTTCTGGGGTTAGATTTTCCCATCTAATCAGATTACTTTCACGTTCCACGTCACCCACCTCTCGCCGTTTTGCGCTTATTTTCCGCTGGCCTCCAGTTCCTCGATACGCTTCTCCAGCTTGTCGATCCTGTCGTACAGAGCTCGGATCGCATACAAGGCAACCACGCCCAGCGACTCATATTTCATCCCAACCATCGCGTCTTCGTCCGCTCCATCCTTGTGACCGATGAACGGGAAGATCTTGCTGCCTGTGAGGTCGTTGGCCATGATCCCGATGTGAATCTTCTCATATTCGTTGGCCGCCATGGCGTCCTGCACTGTCTCGGTATGCGTCGGATCTGACACATAGGTGTAGATGTCGACATTACGAACGAAGTCGAGCAGATCCTCCTGCGTCAGCGCAGGCGTTTCTTCCGCCGTCTGATCCTTCTGCGGAACCAGCCTGATGTCATTCTTACGCCTCCGGTCGCTGGTCTGGATCGTACCGTTGGAGGCATATACAGTGCTCCATCGCTTGCCAGAATACCCCAGCGAATATACGTCATCCAAGATCGGTCTCAGATATCCGCTCTTGCTGGACCAGTTCAGCCATACTTCGAGCCCTCCGTAGTCTGTGCCCGCTGTCTCCCAATCGGTACCATCACCGTGTTTCAATGCCGCATAAAAAGTTCGTCCGGGAGGTCCATTGAACGATTTCATTTCCAGCGTCTGGATCATATCGTCATACGAGGCGTTCTTTTGCCGCAGCGTCAGGCCAGTTGCATTGTTAGCCCCCTCCCCCTGAATCTCAATCGGATCCGTATTGCTTGCCAGTGCATCCAGATCCATCCCGCCGGCTGCTGCCCATGTGCCGTCCCCGCGCAGGAATCTGGTATTGTACCCCGCTGCCGGTGCGGGAACCAGGCCTGCTTTTCCGGCCGCTGTCGCTGTCGCTCCCGTGAAGGCGGAATAGGTAGTATTCGGTGGTTTCGCCCATGTTCCATCCGCGCGCAAAAATGCTGTAGTACTTCCACTTAATTGCCGTAAAAATCCTGCAGAAGTAGTTGATGCTAAGGGCATATCTACTTGTGTATATATACGATACCAGTCGCTCCATTCATTGTTATAATAATTGCGAATGTAGATCCTTAGATCATCACTTGGAATGTAAGTTGTAAGTACCTGATTGGTGCCCGCATGCGTATAGACTCTTAATGAAAATGCTCTTGATGCAGGGCAATTCGAAAGTGTGCCAACAGTTGCATTAGATGGACAATAATACCAGCCCGGTGTCGTGTAATCATTAAGGTTAGCATTTGATGGGATTGACAACTGTCCATGATAGCATAATGACGTCTCGGATACCCACGTACCGTCTCCCCGCAGGAATCGGCTACTGTACCCCGCTGCCGGTGCGGGAACGAGACCTGTTTTTCCAGCTGCTGATGTGGTTGCCCCAGTGAATACAGAGTATTTTGTATCTGTGTTGATGTCCCCGATCAGCTGATATACGCTACCGTCATACACAAACGCATACGTGCGGTTGGCGTTGAGATAGGACGATGAGATCGCAGCACCTTGATACTGGATCGCTTTCGCACCGGTGCCGGATATATTCAGCGTCGGATTGGCTGCTGTGTTCTTGACTGAGAATTTGATGTACGCTACGGCTCCCGTGAATAGTTTGAAGCCGGAAATCGTGGCAGTTTTCGCCGCCGTTGCAGCCGCTGTGCTGCACACAGCGAATCGCGCGAATGCTCCGTCCAGCGTATCCATATTGCCATTAATATCCGCTACGTCCACATAATCCGTATCAGCGGGTTTTTTGAGCCCTAGTTTCGATGTATAGGTTGCCATTGAGAGTTCCCTCCTAGCTTGTGATTTCCCCGTTTTCAATATCTTTCCATGTCCGGGATTCTATTGATCCCCATGTATAGCCGTTCAGCCATTCCCAGGTTGACTGGATCACGTCAACCGATAGGATGAACTGCTCTGAAGTGTTCACCGGATTCGGCGTAATGCTGGCCGCTGTGATCTTAACCGACATAGATCATCACCCGGCGAATGAATATTTCCGGAGGAATCGTGTACGTGAATTCGAGTACATACGTCCCCGCTTCCGGCGGTTCCACCAGTGCACGCAGCGTCTTTGCGGAGCCGTCGTCAACAACATCACAGTCCCCGGACGCAACTTGCGTGCCGTCCATCGCAGACAGCTCCCACGATGCGTCGGCCAGCGTGAATACCTGCCCGATGCAGGAAGTCAGCTTCGCACAGACGTATTTTTTCTCCCCCGCAATGAAATTCAGTTTTGGACAACATTCCATTTTTAGGCCCCCAATCGCTTAACCACACGGCGTTGGATCCGAAATACAGAACTCGATCATGTCGGAAGAATCCCATACTTCGAATGTATCACACACTACGGACATATCCCATCGATCGGATGAATCCCAGACATCGGACATGTCAACGGTGTCCGTGTAGAACATGACGCAGCTGTCAGGCAGCAGCTCCAATTTCACGAATCTGCTGTCGTACATGTACAGGATCCCGGCCCAATAGACCAGGAATCCTGTATTATCAACTCCGTAGATATCTACGACGTATTTGCCGTCGGTCATGTCCGGCGGGACCGTCG